AATTTATAGCCGTAAACAATAGCAAGGATTTAACGTATAAATTCGAGAAGCAGAGCGGTAAAGGATTGCCAACGATATTATTAAAAGTATACGCAATGTTGGACGAAGAAGAAATGCACAACAGACATTGTAACATATGCAAACAGGCAACTGAACTTGCTTATCTGAAACAAAACAAATACCAGTGTGAGGTTTGTAAAGTAAATCCGTATAGGGAAAGAATTAAGAATGAAGTAAAGAACAAAATAAATGGAATGGAGGATATATATAAATGGGGATTAAAGAAAAAGTAATACAATTGTTGCGTATGTTATTATTGCCTGCATGGCAGGTAGTAGCGTATTGTTTAAGATTGTTGATGAAAAATCTTAGTAATGTTGCAATGGTCATTCAGATTATTTTTCCTGTATGGCTTGTATGTCAGAATATAGAACCATTGAAAGCGTTTATATATAGTGTTGCTATTGTATTCATTCTGGCATATATAAGACAGCTGTATACGAACGTACAGAAGCATGGAGGAAAGACAATACCGATACCAAAACAGAGATTTACTGTATTGGACGAGGATGGTTATATAGTTATGAAAAATGATAATTCAGGAGAAGCAATACAGTACCTGTATGAGTTGGAAGAATATTTAAGTAACCGTGGGAAATTAAAATGAATGAGAATATAAAAGCGCCGTGCTATTGGTGCGAAGAAAGAACAATATATTGCCACACGAATTGTGAAAAATATATAGAGTTTCAAAAAATCAATCAGATGTTAAGGGACAGCAGGAATAGAGAAACGCAAAAGAATTTTGACAAATTTTATTATTTATATAGAAAAAAGCGTTGACAAATAAATCTGTTTGTGGTAATATAATATATATAAATAACGGAGTGGCAAGTAGGATAAAGCCAAGAGTGATAGCCAGAAAAATATCTGCCTTAATATAGAAATATCAATATTGGTTATGAGAAAGGAGAACACACATTTACTTAAAGTCCTCCAAAGTATTTTGAGTAAATAAAATTTGTAACTATTAATAATTCTGAAAGCAGAAGTCGTGAGTATAACAGCCATATTTACACTTTCTTTCGTATTTATGTTTGAACTATGTATATGTGTTTTTTCTTTGTGTTTATTTCCAACATATTGTAAAAACATAACTGATATTGATAATATGCCGGGACTATGTTCCCGGCTATTTAAACATATAGGAATATTTATTGAAGTGAAAATATAAAAAACAAAATTAAAAGGAGTTGAACAAAACAAAGTGGCAGAAACAAAGAAAACAAAAAACAAAGAAGAATTGACAGGAAAAGAAAGAAGAATGGCAAATCTAATTCCACTATCACAACGTAGTCCAGAGGAACGTAGAGCAATTGCCAGAAAAGGAATTGAAGCAAGAAAAGCTAACGTGGAAAAAAGGAAACAGGAAAAGCGTGAAAGGATGCAGATTCAAAAAGTTATGTCTGTAATTCTTGGTTCTGAGGTAAGCAACGAAAAGCAAAAGAAGCTATTAAACAGTCTCGGTTTTGAAGGAGAACATTTAACAAATGAAATGTTGCTAATGGTAGCATTATTCAAGAAAGGGCTTTCCGGTGACGTGAACGCTATTCGTGATGTAACAGAAATGATGGAAAAGCTTGACATGTATCAGAACAGCGGTGGAGAACAGCAACAGCAAATTGTTATTAATCTTATGCCAAAAGGAACAGGCTACAAACCAACAGAAGAAATTGAGGAACAAATCCAAAGAGCAGAAAATGGTTTGCCATTAGAAAGTAGTATGGAAGATGATAGCGAATGGATTACAGAAGAAGACGATGAGGACTGGGGAAATGAGGTATACGACCCTGATTAAGTAGTAACCCTATAAAATATACACATAAAATATAAAATGGCAAATAGGGGCAAAATAGAAGCATACAGAGGATGTTATAATATGGCATATGTAAAGAAGAACAGCTATATCACGATGCACAGGGAAACAGTACAAAGGCATAGAAAGAAATACAAGTTATGTCAGACTTGTAAATACAGAACAACAAGAGCAAATGAACTCGATAATGGTATGCTATGTAATTATATAGGAATTACAGGAAAGATGCGAGGATGTAAAGCTGAGTATTGTATTAGATACGAAAAAGGAAAACATGAAAAACAAAAAGTATCATTGTATTAATTATTAAAACAAATCAACAAAGAAACAAAACAAAGAAGTATAAATATAATATATAAATAAAAGGGTAAATATAACAAAGTAATGAAAGAACAAAACAAAGAACATAAAGAAAGGAGAACATATGCAGGAATTAAATATAGTCTATAAAAACATAAAAGAATTAAAACCATATAAAAAGAACGCAAAGAAGCATAGTAAAGAACAGGTAGAACAAATAGCAAACAGTATAAAAGAATTTGGTTTTGACACAGATATGTCAGATGAAGAACTGGACGAAGTAATGAAAGAAGTTAAGTTTAAAACAAAAGAAAAACACCTTGTCATTGTACCATGCAAGAGTGAAAAGGAAACAACAAAGGTACAGAAAGAGATTGAGCAGTTGGGTTACAAGTGTGATGTTAAGAATGTATGATGGAATTATATCTGAGCGGAAGCATAACCAACGATGAATATACTCAGATGGAAGAACAAGGTGTTTTGTTTTTACTTTAAACATTTTATGAAATGAAATCTTGGAAAGAAGAAAAAGTAAATAGAGCATTAAATTGTTGTGATACGTTTATGTTAGACTCCGGGGCTTTCACTTTTATGAATAGTGGAAAGAAAGTACATTGGAAAACATATGTGGATGAATACATAGAGTTCATAAATAAGTACGATATACAGCATTTTATAGAACTTGATTTATACGAAGTGTTAGGAGTAGAAAAAACAGAGAAGATAAGAAGATACATAGAACATCATACAGGAAAGAAACCTATTCCAGTATATCATGGTACAATGTCAGTTTCTTATTTTCGTATGTTATGTCAGAAATATCCTTATGTTGCGGTATCAGCAACAGGAACAATTAAAAGCAGTAAATGGACTAAAAATAAGCAAGCGTTAAAACAAATAATCAGAATTGGACATAGTTATGGAACAAAACTGCATGGTCTTGGTTATACGAGGTTAGAAAATATCAATAAGCCAGAAATAATGTTTGACAGCGTAGACAGCACAGCATGGTTATCTGGTGCAAGGTTTGGAACATGGTATTATGTTAAACATGGAAAACTCGTTAGTAAGAGCATGAGCGGCAAAGGTCTGACAGGGAAACAATTTAACGATAATAATTTAAAAGTTTGGATTGACAAACAAAAAGAATTGTACCATAATCATTGATAGTTGTATGCGAAAACCAACTTAAAAAAACTATTAAAAAGAGAATTATGTTATGAAGAAAACAGAAAGAAATCTAATTCTATTGAATTGTGTGTTTGTGGTGAGTTTAATAGTTGCAAACATTGTATCAAGTAAAATTGTCATGTTAGGATGGATAACAGTTCCTGCGGCTATTGTTGCTTATCCATTGACATTTCTAATGACTGATGTTATTGGAGAGATATGGGGAAAGGAAGAAGCGAACAGAACAGTGCGAGTAGGGTTTGTTTGTCAGATAATTAGTTTAATTATGATAGCACTGTCAATTGTTCTTCCAGTTGCTCCTTTCGCAAATAATCAATCGGAATTTACTTCTATCATGGGTAGTTCATTTCGTGTTGTGTTTGCGTCAATGATTGCTTATCTTTGCTCACAGAGTTGGGATGTATTCTTTTTCCATAAGGTACGAAATTGGTATATTGCAAAACATGGAACAACAAAAGGAGGAAAATGGATTTGGAATAACGGAAGTACAATGACAAGCCAGATTATTGACACGGCTATTTTTATTACGATAGCATTTTACGGAACAGTTCCGAATATATTTGTTATGATATTCAGCCAGTATTTAATCAAGTTCATTTATGCGGTACTAGATACACCGTTCTTTTATTTCTTAACACGGAACAGTGATAAACAGAACATATAAATAAAACAAAACAAAGCATACAACAGGCAGGGAGAAATCCCTGCTATTTTTATTATAAAAATATTTCAAAAAAGTGTTGACTTTCTGCTATGTTGTGTTATAATAGAATCATCAAAGGAAGTAAGAAAGCAAACAAAAGCGAAGGAGAGATAAAACATGAAGAGCACAATTATTACAGTAAAGGCAAACAGTTACAATGATTTTTGCTACAAATTAAGAAGCATGTATATTTGGGATGTAACAGTAAAATGTGCAGGATGTAGATATAAATTATATGACAATATTTCTGGAGAAATCGTTGCGTCTTATGATGAAAGAAAAGACCATGGTTTAGTTTATAACTATGGTAAGAGTTATAAATAAAAGTATTATTTCTAAAACAATTTGACAGGTGGTTAAAGTCATTAAAACACAAAACATTGCCCTATAGCCAAGTGGTAAGGCAGAGGAATTTGACTCCTATATACGCAGGTTCGAATCCTGCTAGGGTAGTTTGTAACAAGTAGTTACACATTATATTAAGGAGGATGAATAACATGGATGATAACAAGAAAGGAATCGCAGTAGTAGAAGTATTTAAGAAATTAGAAGATGTGGAGAAACAGAACAAAGAGATTCTTGAGAAACTGGAAAATATGCAGAAAAGCAACGCATTATTCCATAATGGTTTTGCAACAATATTTGAAACTTTACGGATTTTAAACGAAGTGAAACAAGATGAAGATTGTGAAGAAATGTTAAAAACTGGATCACTTGCTAATGTTCTTTGTGTAGAATCGTGGGGAAAGAAACATATGAAAACAACAAGTAAGAGCAAAGTAGAAAAAGAAGGAACAGTTGTGGTAAAACGAGTGAGAGAAGAAAAAGCAAAAGATGTTATCGAACTTCTCAAAATGTTGGAAAATATTTAAGGAGATAATATGGACGAAGAAACAAGAAAAGAGATAGATGCACTGATGAAAATTGAAAGTGTACGGCATAATATGGAATTAGCAAAAGAAGAACAGTACTACAAAGGCTATTGTAAAGCAGTTGAAGACATATGCAACAGTTTGAAAGTACTTGATAGTCTGAAAGCAGTGTGTAAGAAAAATAAATAAAAGCATTGACAAACAAAATATAATATAGTATAATATAATAAAGTGGAAAGGTAATCGTTAATACTCAGGCAAAGACGATTGCCTTTTTGCTGTATATTGAGAGAAAGGAAAACAGAACACAATGGACATGAATATAGAAGTTGCTGAGCGGTTTTCTTCTTATCTCACTGATTGGGATTATAAACATTATTTGCTGTTAGGTGGTTATGGTTCTGGAAAGAGTTATAACACGGCATTGAAGATTATATTAAAACTATTAGAGGAAAAGCGTACAGCGTTAGTTGTGCGTGAAGTACGGGAAACAATTAAAGAATCATGCTACTCATTGTTGAAGGAAGTATTAGAAAAGTTAGATATGTTATTAGATGAACAAAGCAACAGAAGAACACCAACTGACAAAGTTATTGCTATAACATCACCGATGGAAATAAGATTTCCAAATGGTTCAAGAATTATCTTTCGTGGAATGGATAAGATACAAAAGATTAAGTCCATCAACGGTGTTTCCATTGTTTGGATTGAAGAATGTTCTGAGATTAAATATCAGGCGTATACAGAGTTGTTAGGTCGTATCAGACAGCCCGGTGTTACATTGCATTTTATTCTTACTTGCAATCCTGTTGGTCGTGAAAACTGGGTATACAATACATTTTTCACTCATACGGATGAAAGTGGAAAAGAAACAGTAATATGTGATGAAAAGGAACTATACAGAAGAAGGACGATAATTAAGAAAATAAACAAGAAAGAAGTTATGTATTATCATCATAGCATATGCGAAGACAATCCGTTTATTCCACAGTCTTATATAGACACACTGGATGGATTAAAAGAAACAGACCCGAGATTGTGGGTGGTAGCAAGATATGGAAGATTCGGAGCAAATGGTATTATTGTTTTGCCACAGTTCACGGTTGCAACAAATGCAAAACAATTTGTCGATACTGTAAATAGTATTCCAACACAATTCCATTTCTTCGGTTTAGACTTCGGGTTTGAGGAAAGTTACAATGCACTTATTTCATGTTGTGTTGATGATGTTAAAAAGATATTATATATATATGATGAAATTTATGTGAACCATTTAACGGATAAACAATTTGCTGACAGAATAGACGTACATAAAGTAGCGGCAAGGGCAAGAAGGTGTAACAAGCCTATATGTGCGGATTCGGCTGAACCCAAAGCCATACAATTTTACCGTCAGTCTGGATTTAATATGTATGGATGTAAGAAATATATTGGAAGTAGGTTGCAGAACACAAAGAAGATAAAACGTTTCAACAAAATTGTATGTTCTCCAAAATGTAAGAACGCAATCAGGGAACTGAAATACTTAACATATGCAAAAGATTCAAAGGGTAATGCTATATATGATGAATTCAATATCGATAGTCATTGCATGAGTAGCCTGTGGTATGCGTTAGATACATATACTGTAGCAGATGTTAAGGAGATACAAACAAATAGTAAGGCAGGGTAAAGAAAATATGAAATAGGGGCAAATATGAAACATACAGGAGGTGTGTAGAATGTTACACAAATTCAGTGTAAGAAGACAAAGGCAAGAATTAGTAAGGTTACACGATATGCAAAAACAAAACATTACAGACGAATATAGTTGTGGAATCTATAATGGTTTAGAATTAGCGTTGGCTATTCTGGAAGAAAGAGAACCAGAATTCGTTTTTGTCGAAAAGAAAGAAGAACCGAAACAAACGGAAGAAACAAAACAAAAAGGAAGAACAGTATTAAGTGGAATGAGAAAGTTAGGAGGTTAAAAAATGGGAACAATATCAAGTGCATATGTTAGAGACTTAGTTGAGAAAACAAGTCCAGAATCAGAAGATTGTTTTGTTCTTGGAAATGAAACAGCAGGAAGGATTAACCTTTCAAATCTTGTAAAAGCTATTGCAAATATTATGCTTCCAGTTGGTCATATTCTTATGACAACTAGGAATGTAAACCCGGGAACATATCTTGGTGGAACATGGGTAGCATGGGGAAGTGGAAGAGTACCAACAGGAGTAAATGCAGATGATACAGACTATAATGCATCTGAGAAAACAGGTGGTGCTAAAACATTAAATTTAGCACATTCACACACAGTAGATGGTCACACACATGGATTGACAGGTGCAAGAGCCGCTATTGGTCGTTCATCTGAAAATATCAATGCAATTAGTTATACGAATGGAGGAAATCCGCATGGTGTAATTTTTGACAGACTTTTAAACACAGCACCGGGAGTTCTTGGTGGTTGGTGGGGAGCATCGGACACTGTTCCAATATATGGAAGTACAGATAGTTCTTCACCCGGAACAAATTCACAGTTAGGATATAGAGATATTAGACAGCCTTATATTACTTGTTATATGTGGAAAAGGATGGCATAGAGTATGAGGGACATAATATTAAATTTATCAGAACAGACACTCAGTAAAATAGGTAGTTGTGATTATAGTAATATTGTAAGAGGCTCTAATAATTATCTTAGAATCGTTTTAAAGACTGATATCTAATGGAATAATATGGCAAAGGTAGTAACTGTAAAAACGCTTGGTGGAATTGAATATAACGCCATTTACGAGCATACAGGAGTACTGTTACCAGAAGAAGTTACAAAGAACAGTTATTTTGAAGTATTAGTAACAGGTAAAAATGGAAGTCAGCTAGTAAAAACAAATAGTGTTATTATTAATCAAATCTAGGAAGGAGGTTGAAACAAATGCCTAGTGTGGAAGAATTACTATCTGTTGCAGAAGCTGATGCAGGAACAAGAAACACAAGCGATAATAGAATTGAGATTGATGCAGATACAAGAATTATTCAGATGATGCCACAGGATGAACTGTTCGGAGTAGAAAGTGATGAAAAGTCAGAAAGAAAATACTTCAAAGTGCCTAAAATTGTAGGTAATGGGGTAGACCTGTCAAAGTTACAATTACGCATCAATTATCAAAATGCAAGTAAAATACCAAGCGGAAAAGACATGTATATTGTTACGGATGCAACAGTATATAATGATGAATGGGTATATTTTTCATGGGAGTTAAGTAGAAAAGTAACACAGTATAAAGGAAATATTTATTTTATTGTTTGTGCTATAAAAGCAGATAGCAATGGAAACATAACAAATGAATGGAACACAACATTAGCAGAAGGAAAAGTGTTAGAAGGTCTTGAGGTAGAAACAAACCAAGAACAACAATATCAGGCAAGTGATTATCTGGAACAGTTAAAACAACAGTTGTTAGAGTACAGCAAAGAAATAAAAGATACGTTTCCAAGTGATTATACACAGATACAGGATGATATTGGTTCACTAAAGGAAGATATAGTTCAGTTAAATGATGGAAATTATTTTGATAAGTATGAAATTTCAAACTATGAATTAGGTTATCTAAATCCTAAAAATGGAGATAACAACGACTTGGAAGCTACTGATATTAGAATAAGGAATAATAGAGCATGGTGGTTAAAGAAAGGAAGTATAATTAAGTCAGAGACTGGTTGGAGCTTTTGGTTTGCAATATTTAACAAAAATAATGGTTTAACAAAAATAACAGCGCCAAATTTTACTGATAAATATATTGTTGATGAAGATTGTTACATAAAACTATCCATAAGGAAGAACGATAATTCTTCACTTGTAGAATATGTTGATAGTGCAAATGAATATATACATGTATATTATCCAGTTTACAATATATATCAAGGTATCACATTAACAGATGGTATTTGTACTGTAAAAGCATCAGATTGGGTTAATAATACTGATAATGCGAGTGATGAAATAGAAAACATGATCGCATTTACAGCTTCATTTTCCAATCGGAAAATTGTTTTTGATAAAGATGTCACAATAAATCGAGCTATTTTACTTCCGAGCAATACGGAAGTTGTGATTGATAATTGCACGATTACACAGGCGGATTATACCTTTGATAACGTATTTAGAGGTGCTAATGTTATCCTTGATTCAACCCAACTGGCATATGTACCCAGCGTTATTGACAAAATAGAAAATATTACGATACGCGGAGAAGGAACTGCAAATATATATGGGCCCTCAATTAATAAAAAAGATGGTAATGCCGATATGGTGGGTCATACCTATGGAGCGAGAACACACCAGATTGATTTTTGTAATGTAAACAATTTTAAACTTTCGGGTATTGAGTTTTATAAAACGAGGGGATGGACTATCGAACTTGAATTTGTTACAAATTTTGAAGTGTCAAACATTGTTTTTCATACAGGAGCAACGCAAAACGGTGATGGGTTGGACGTTAGGGGTGGATGCGCATACGGTAAAATATTTAATCTTAGTGGTTCAACTGGGGATGATATGATTGCATTCAATACTCATGTATCGTTAAATTCGCCTCAATATAATAAATACCCCAACAGTACAGCCAAATATCCTTTGGAATTTGGATATTTGTTCAACATTAAAGAATGCTATAAAAATAAAAACGCTTCTGATATTCACGATATATCAATCGAAAACGTATCAAAGGACGGCGGTAGATATCATTTGGTAATTTTTCTAGCACAGTATGGTCATAAAATATATAACGTATCAATGGAAAAATTACGAATGAATAAAGATTATGTATCAGCAGGTGATAACTCCATAATCAGCTTCTATAACTACAACGAAAAAGATTTCGCAGATGGAGACATATCAAATATCAGAATGAATGATGTAAAGTGTTCGGCAACTCACCCTTACTCAACAGACCCGGTTGCGGTAATATATAGTTCTTTAAAGCTAAAAAATGTATGGGCAAATAAAGTTGTGCAAAAGAACAGCGGCGATGTGGTAAGCAATTTAAAATATATGGATGGTGTAACTATAACTAATAGTTGACTAAAGAGTGCTATAGTTAATTAAGAACATAATATAATAGTAAAACAATTATAATAAATTTATTGATTAATTAGGAGGTATAACAATGTGACAACTGCGGAAATGATTGGTATTGTGGTAATAGGATTAAGTTCGTTAATTGGAGTATTTACAGCGACATACAGACCACTAAGTGAAAACACAAAAGCAATGGCAAAATTAACACTAAGAGTTGAACAGTTGGCAAAAGAAATAAAAGAACAAAATGAGAAACTAGAGAAACAAAACAAAGAAATAGAAGAATACAAAGAACACGTTAGAAAAGGACAGAAAGAACAGTGGGTTGCAATAGAAAGAAATGAAAAAGAAATAGGAGAAACGAAACACACATTAGAATTATGTCAATTAGAAAATGGAGGAAAAAAGCATGTTTAAAAATTGTGTATTCAAAACTAATGTTGATACTATCAAATGGATTAAAGCCGCAGGAGTTAGAGCAATTAAAACAGTTGCTCAAACAGCTGTTGCTATTATTGGTACAAGTGTTACTATGGGCGCTGTGGACTGGAAGATGGTAGCAAGTGCTTCTGTATTAGCTGGAATTGTGTCTATTTTAACTTCTGTTGCAGGAATCAAAGAAGTACAGGCTGAGTAATTAAAATGCCATATAGGGGCAAATTTGAGCCATAGGAGGGCATATATAAAATGAGCATTAATGTGCATGAAAATGTTATAAAGGCTGTAAGGTACTATATTTCTAAAGGATTAACTTTGGAAGGTGCTTGCGGTCTGGCGGCAAACCAGTTTAGGGAGTCTTTTTATCAAGGAGTTGGTTTTGTTTCAACAAGACTTGAGAGGTTATGTGTTCAAAGATATAGGGAGAACAGAGGAATTACCTATACTGATAAAACATATACAGAACAAGTAGATAATGGGAAGATTTCAAGAAGTGAATTTTTAAGTCCAATGGGAAAACATTATGGTTATGGTATTTCACAATGGACGACAAGTGCAAGAAAAGCAGGATTGTATGATTTGTGCAAGAAAACAAAAGTTTCCATTGGAGACATGGACACACAGATTATTTACACGATTGAAGAATTAAAAGAAAAATTCCCAACAATATACAAATACTTATGCACAGTAAAAGATGTAACACAGGCTTCAAATTATGTTTTACAACATTATGAACAGCCGAATAACTGGCAGACAATGAAAGAAGCAAGGGCAGATACAGCAAAACAAATCTATAACAAAATGAATGAGGTAGGAACAAGTATGGGAAGTATTAATAATATTATTGCTAGGGAAAGAAGCTATGCAAAAATCCCTTACAAGGAAACAGGTGTCAATAATCAAAAGTTTTCAACAATGGTAAACAATGCAGGTTTAAAGGGATGTCAAGGACAGCCGTGGTGTGCCACATATCAATTTGCATTGGAATTGGAAGAATTCGGAAAAGCGGTCGCTTTGTCGCATTGGAATATGACAACAGGTAATTATTGCGGTTATAGTGTTTTTGAAACAGAAGCAAAATTTGTTAAAGCAGGAAAAACAGGAAAAACTCCGAAAGTTGGTGCATTGGTAATTTTTAAGCAGTCACATATGGGGCGAGTGCTTTCTGTGAATGAAAAAAACAAAACATTTGAGTGTGGTGAAGGAAACACAAGCAATAGAGAGTTCAATCGTAATGGTGATTGTTGTGCGGTAAAAACTTATTCATGGACAGATGCAAAAATTAAATCATTCTGCTATATTAATTATGGACAGAGTAGCACAAGCACAGCAACAAAAACAGAAACGACTACTTCTACATGGTCTGGAAAAGGTACTGCACACTGTAGTGCGAATGGCGTTAATATCAGAAATACACCAGATAGCAGTATTAAAACAAATGTTATTGGTCAGTTGAAAGCAGGAAATCAGTTCGAGTATAATGGCGAAACACAAAGCAACTTTGTTAAGATTCGTGTTATGTTCGGAGGAAAACAACGGATTTGTTGGATTCACAAAAATTATGTTGTGTATGAAACTGGAACAAAAGCAACAACAAATAGCACAACAAAGAAGAAAACATACACAGTAACAACAGATGCACATGCAAGAAAATATGCAGGAAAAGAATATGCTACATTGGTGTCATATCCAACACTTAAAAAGGGAACAGTTGTTACTTATCTTGCAACGGTAAAAGCTAAAGACGGTGTGGACTGGTACAGAGTAGAAATTGACGGAAAGAAAGGTAAGAAGATTGGCTATATTTCTTCAAAATGTTTAAAATAACAATTTGACAATAAAATATTGTTATGATATAATATGGGTAGTAGAAATACTACCCTTTTATATTATATAATAATATATTATATTAATAATATATAGAAAGGAAAATAAAATGGAAGTAGATAAAGTACAGAATACAGATACAGAATTGAATGAGGATATAACATATTTGTTAGATTATCCATATTTTGTGTTATCAAATAAAACAAATGGCACTGTTTTTAGAAGAGAAGTTTTAGAGATTGAAAAATATTATAAAACATATAAGAATGGTGCTAGGTTCTTTACAGAAGGAAGTGCCGGTGATTATGTTCCATCACAAGTAAGATTTAAGAACATTAAAACATTGATTAATAAAGAAGCAAGGTTCATGTTTTCACAAACGCCAGATATTAATATCCAAGGAACAACAGTTGAAGACGAAGAGAAAGAACAAGTGGAACAGTTACAAACATTAGTTGATAATGTTCTTGAAAGAAATCATTTTCAGAAGTTATTATTACAAAGTGCGAAGGATTGTTTCATTGGAAAAAGAATTGCTTGCCTTGTGGATTTTTCAGAAGAAAGCGGCGTGTTGTTACATTTTTATAACAGCAAACAATTCTATTATGAAAAAGAATACGGTTCTGAAAAGATTATTCGTTTTGTAGGTTTTGAAAACATCGAAGAAGGAGAAAACAATAACAGAAAATATCTGATTAATGATTATCGGTTAGAAAAAGGTGTTGTATATATGAGCCTGATTCTGTATGACAAAAGCGGAAATGTGATACAGGAAGTTATTTCAGATACAGCAACAGAGTTAGATAGAATCCCGGTAAGTATTATTTTTAACACTGGTACACTGGACGACAAAAGAGGTGTTTCGGAAGTGTCAGACTTATGGGATGAAGAAGCGTTATATAGCAAAATGTCAAATGGTGATGTTGATAGCGTTAGAAAGGGAATGAACCCTATACGTTATGTTGTTGATATGAATAGCCAGACAACGAAGAATTTGAGTTCTGGTGCAGGTGCTTTTTGGGACTTAAAATCTGAACAGAATCAGAATGAAGTACATGCGGCAGTTGGAACATTAGCACCTGCATTAAATCACACAGAGCCAACAAAAGCTATTCTGGAACGTATTAAATCTGATATGTATGGACAATTGGAAATTCCAAACATATCAGAGGAAACAATGGTCGGAACGATTACAAGTGGCAAGGCATTGAAAGCGTTGTATTATCCGTTACAGGTTCGATGTGATGAAAAAATGATAACTTGGAAACCTTGTCTGATTGATATTGTAAGAAATATTATCGATATTGCATTGTTGTATGTTGATATTGTAAAAGGTATTTATCCAATTGTAGATTTGCAGGAGATTCAATATAACGTTGTAATACAAGAGCATTATGCACTGGCAGAAGATGAACAAGAAGAAAAGGCAACAGACCTGTCTGAGATTGCATCAAATACACGAAGCAGAAAGTCATACATGAAAAAATGGCGTCCAGAGTTGACAGATGAACAAATCAACGAAGAACTGTTACAAATTGCTATGGAATTGAATATGTTCGATACGATGGCAGTCAATACGCAAGTACAAACAGAATTGGATAATATTTCAACTCAGTATGAAGTTGATAAAAATACTGAGGATGTTGAAACAGAACAAAAAGCGGAAAAACAAACAGCAACAACAGAACAGGATAGCAATAGTGATGTAGAAGAAATTTAAAAATATTTTTTAAAAAAAGTGTTGACTTTTATTTATGTTTGGTGTATTATAATACTTGTAAGGAACAAGAAAACAAAACATAAAACAAGAATGAAGGAGAAAACAAAATGAGAAGAACTTATGAAAGAACAATGTTTATCGAGGATTTAACAAAAGCAGAAATCATATTATATGTTTTTAATGAAAGCAAATACACAGCAGATATAAATGATGAAATTGAAGTTAAGTACACAGGAGTTAAAGCATGGAGTATTATAGAGGGTGGAAAGGAAGCGGAAGCAATTGAGAGCATTGTTGATGCAGATGGAATTGATGAAAACCATGAATATTTAGTGCTTCATTTTGCAGATGGAACAACATCAACATTTAGAAATTCTCATGTAGAAATGTTTTTAAGATAGGCAGGTGAGAACAATAGCAAAAACAAACAAGTGGAGATTTCAGAACGCAGAGGAAGTGCGACAGCAAATCTCCACTACTCAATTAAAGCGAATAAGACAAATGTACGAACAACTTGCACAAGAAGTAACAAAGCAGGTTGCAAGAAGCAAATTAGATGCACAGCGTTTGACATTGTTACAAAGGGATATCAATAACAGAATAAAACAGTTGAATTCTGACATACAGAATCAAGTTGTTCGAGATATCAGAACTGTAAGCAATGCAGTAGTTGAAGATGTAAGGGATTACTTGAAACAAGCAGGTTTTAAAGACATCGACATACAAGAAGCATTTTTTTATGTACCAGAAATGATAGTACAAAATATTATAACTGGTGCAATATATCAAAATGGCTGGACATTATCTGGTGCGATATGGGGATATAACAGAAAAGCACAGAATGTTATTTCTCAAATTGTTTCCACTGGCACAATGGCTCAAAAGTCAGCATATGAAATTGCAAAAGATATTGAAAGTTATGTACTGCCAACAGCAAACAAAAAGGCAAGAACAATAACAAGCTGGAGGAAAGCAAGGCAAACTGATGTAGATGCCAAACGTGCAAAGTATGTTGGTGAAGTTATACAAGATAAATATTATCCCGGTGGTAATATTGACTACAATGCTTTAAGGCTTGCGAGAACAATGGTTAGTCATGCATACCAACAAACATTTGCGAACACAAACAAAAATAATCCTTTTGTTGTTGGTTACAGGTGGTTAAATTCAAATTTTCACGGTAGGGTATGTGAAGTATGTAAGGAATATGCAACAACAGACCATCATGGACTAGGGGTTGGAATATTTCCAAAAGACGATTTTCCATTAGACCATCCTAACGGTATGTGTACTTTTGAAGCTGTTATGTCAGATGATATGGACACAATAGCTGACAAGATTGGATTGTGGTATCAATCGCCATTTGGAACATTTCCAGACATTGACAGATATGCACAAGATTTTGTAGATTAGAATACAAGGAGAAGCAGAGAACATGGAAGAAATTAAAGTGGAACGAATTTGTTTGAAATGTGGTGAGGTAAACGAAGTGTCAGCAGAAAACATGAGGAAAGTTGACACTTGGACAGAAGATGGTGAGTATTTAAGAATTTGTTATATTTCTTGTAGTAGATGCAAAGAAAAGATTTTCTTGCAGGTTGATAACATGGAAACAATTAATGAGTTCAAAGAATTAAGAGATTTGACCATCAAAGCCGCACGAATGAGATTAAAAGGACAGACAGTAGGGAAGAAAATGTTTAGAAAAAAAGATAGACTTTCAAAAGACTTGCGAGTGAAGCGGATGCAATTGGAAGAAGTCAACAACGGAAAAATTTTATATGATAAAAATAAAAAAGTTTTTACAAATTGCTTGACATTTCCGAAAGTTGGTGATATAATTGAAGATAAGATGTGACAGGTGTGGTTATAACATACCGATTGCATCAGCATTGAAACAGGAAACAAAAGTTACAAGTCATGGAGAAAGTATAACAAAAATTTTCATTCGTTGTAACTTTTGTTCGTCTGTATATACAGTGTGTTATGACAACACAAAAACAAAAATTCTAAAACAAACAATAAAAACAAGAGTTGAAGAATTGAATAAAATTATAATCCCAGAACAGAGAGTGAAGAAAATGAAACAAGTTGAGAAATTACAGCAGATGTTAGAAAAAGAAAACAACAGATTGTGTATTATGTACGAAGAATCTGAATTAAAAAAGGAGTAATTAAGAATGGCAGGAGAAACAAAAGTAACAGAACAGCAG